GTGCATGAAGTGTTTGTACCTGAACACATCTTGGCTTTGACGGCAACAGAGCCAGTTACGCCAGAACCACTAGAAGTCGCTGAAGTTGGAGCCGAATCTGGGAATGACGCAAGTCTCACAGACAAACCTAAAAAAACTTTCAAGATCGAATCCTGGGATGACATACAAGACCAGCCCGTGGAGTGGCTCATTGATGGGGTGTTGCCTAAGAAGTCGTTTGTCGCACTCTATGGGCCACCAGCAAGTTTCAAGTCTTTCATTGCCCTAGACATGGCTTATTCAATCGCAGCTGGTGTTGAGTGGATGTCAAACCCTGTCAACTCCCCTGGCGCAGTGCTATATATATGCGGAGAAGGGCATGGCGGTATGGGCGCAAGGATTAAGGCTTGCAAGATTTTCAAGAACTCCCAAGGTGGTGAACCACTCTTTGTGATCAGGCATCAGATCAACCTGAGATCAAACCATGATGACTTTCTGGCCCTGATTGAAGGGATTGACAACCTGCTGACAAGTCATCAATTGTCGCTATCTCTGGTGATTATTGACACTTTGGCTAGATCATTTGGGGGAGGAAACGAGAACTCTAGTGAAGATATGTCATCCTTTATCACCCAATGCGGTAGATTGATGGAGCGCTATGAGACAAGTTTGATGCTGTTGCACCATTCGGGTAAAGACATAAGTAAGGGTCTTCGTGGACATTCTTCCCTTCTTGGGGCCGTGGATACTGAGTTGGAACTGGTGAGAGTGGACTCAATGATCAAGTCAGCAGAGATTGCAGGACAAGGAATATTGACCATCACCAAGCAAAAGGATGGGGAAGACAACAGAAAAATAGGCTTTGAGGTAGTCCCCGTGGTGCTGAAATCTTCAGGTATTGGGCTTGATGACATCACCAGTTTGGCGGTTCAATCGTCAGATTCTGTGGTCAGGGAACGTCAAGAACAGGCTAAAAGTGGGCGTGGGAGTAAGGCCGGAAAGGGTAAAAATCAGCGTTTAGAGATGCAAAGTCTGAAAATAGCGATGAACTCTAAAGGTTACAGTTCTAGTACTCCAGAGGGCTTCAAGAAGGTGGTGGATTTGGAGTTTTGGCGGCAAGAATTTGGCTTAATGGTGCGTGAAAAGGACACTTCAGAGGATGCTTTTAGCAAGGCTTGGCTGCGTTGTAAGAAGAATTTGCAGGAGTCTGGACAGGTTAGAGTGAGGGGAAATGTGGTCTGGATGGTGCGTGATGAAGACAAAAACGAGGAATTCTAGAATTGTTACAAGTCGGACAAATGGACAAATGAGGACAAATGTCCCTCATTTGTCTGTCCGGAGTAGGACAGACAAATGGACAATCCTATAAGATGTCCATTTGTCCTGTCTCCGGATGAGGTTTGCTGTCAGTTATCTGTAAGTATTGTTTTGAAGTGATGAAAGGATGAAGCCTGTGGATAAGTCTAAAAGTTTGAAGTTACCGAAAGGGGTGATGCCTAGTTTTCCTGCTGACCCTTTTGATGTTCATGCGGAAAGTTTGCTCATTGGGTTGGAGCGTGTTCGGGGTGAAATGGATGCCAAGTGGGGAAGTGGGAGACTGTATACTTTAGTTGATTCTGGGTTTCGGGAAAAATTGTGGTTGCAGACAGAGAGAATTTGGGCTGCACAGAAATCCAGAGACATTGAAAAGATGGACAAGGCGGTGGCTGGTCTGGTCAAGGGTTACAAGCTGCTGGATGCTTGGGGCCTTGAACATGGAATCCCTTTAAAGCCAGATGCACCTGGGATTGAAAAAGAGTTGGATGATGGGTCAATCTTGGTTGTGGTCAAAGATGATCAAGATGCCAAGGTTTATGAGAACTTCTACGGGTCACGGGAAAAACACTTGTGGACAATGGCTGAGATTGAAATCTTGTTACAAGCTCCAGTTCTCCAAGAAGTTATCAAGTACAAGAAACTTTATCGAGGTTCCAAGATGACGATGCTGGACAAGCAACCTGGGAAGTTTCCAAGTGGTGGAGCCACAGGGTTTGATGATGTGGTCAACGATCTAAGTTTTGAGGGTGATGGTGAGGTGGTTCGGAGGTATTTGGGGCCAAGTGAGGGAGCCAAGGATGGCAAAGTCAAGGCTTGACACCACATTCTTCAGGCGAATCCTGACCGATCCAGATCGGGAGATCATGCTTTGTGCTGGTTCGGGTGATCTGACCACTGGATTTCGGGAGATTCTTTATGTTTACCAATACCTGTGGAGCATTGGCTACAGGCCCGATATGGATGTAAATGTGCTGATGCTTGACCCAGATATGTCCAAGCCCAAGAAAAGGGCTTAAACGGGCTTTAAATCGGTTCTGGCACTAATTTATGCCCAAGGTTTCTGATTGGCAAATGGTTGGAATAAACGAATGTCATCCAAATGGCGTTATGGCGACAATGTAATCCATTGGCGACTAGGACGACAATTTAGTCAAGCTACCTTACTAATGCACCATCCGCCCCTCATGCACTCTCAAAACCAGTTTCCTTGTCAAAAATACAAGTAAGCACTCACTTTCATTGTAAGTATGCGCTCACTTGCACAGAAACAAATAAATAAGTATACAGTTTCTAGCCTTTCCATGGTATTGGGCCAGCATTCAGGGCGCATATAGGCAGCGTTTGCCATGCCAATGGCGCATCTGGCGAACATTGAGCCGATCCAGGCCAAGTCGCAGTTATCCACAGTCGATTCGGTACAGTCTGCCTATTTAATGTGCAACTTGCAGTTTCCTTACAAACCCCTGTGGATACCCTGTGGGCAACCACAAAATAACTTAACATAATGGACACTGTATGGATTAGCCTGTGGATAACCGTAGGTATAAACCCGCAGTTTTTTGTAAGTAAATGCTTACTAACATCAAAGTTTGTTAGCACTAACTAACTTCGACAGGGGGGGGAGGGGGTGGGTCGGTCGCCAGAGTTTTTGTGTACCCACCGCCCCACCGAAAAAGCGAATTGAGACATAATGACGCATCAAACCCCCTTTCCCGAAAGGAAAAAAAGTGGAAGCCCCAAACACCAACCCCGAAACAGAACAACAGGCAGAGCCACAAAGAAAAGCTGGCAGACCAAAGGGCGCAAAGAACAAAGCCATGACCATCCAGCGTTACGCTGACAACCCCCCCGCCGTAATAGCCAAGACTGATTACGCAAGGCAAAAGGAGTTGAGGGATTTGCTGTTAAGGAGTGCGGGCAAGGATGTAACGCAGAAGGTCATCCAGATTGCGTTGAATGATGACCACCCAGGCCAGATGGCGGCTATTAAGATGTGCATGGACAGGACGCTACCTGTGAGTATGTTTGAAAAGGACAGGGGTCAGAGGTCAGCAGTTAACATCACAATTACTGGAATCGGTGGTGTTAGCATTGGTGAAAACACTGTAGATGCTGAAGATATAGAACCAAAAAATGGCTGATCTAAACTTCCCCCTCCTGCCGTGGCAGCAAGATGTATTTGCTGACAAGACGAGGTTTAAGGTGATTGCTGCTGGGCGGCGGTGCGGGAAGTCTAGGTTAGCGGCTACGACATTGATCATTGAGGCTTTGAAGTGCCCTGCTGGAAGTGCGGTGCTGTATGTGTCGCCCACAATGGGGCAGTCGCGTCAGATCATCTGGGATTTGTTGTTAGAGATTGGGCGAGAGGTGATTTCTGGGAGCCATGTCAATAATCTTGACATCACCATGATTAATGGCGCCAGGATATATGTTCGTGGTGCGGACAGGCCCGACACCTTGCGTGGGGTGTCTTTGACTTACGCAGTTTTGGATGAGGTTGCTGATATTAAGCCAGAGGCTTGGGAGCAGGTGATTCGTGCGAGTTTGAGTGATAAAAAGGGCCGTTGCATGATGATCGGCACACCCAAGGGGAGAAATTGGTTCTATGATATGTTCAACCTGGGGAAAGAGGGAACTGACCCAGAGTGGAAGTCCTGGCACTTCACAACCCAAGACAACCCATTGATAGACCCAACTGAGATTGAGTCTGCCAAGAAGACGCTGAGTTCCTTTGCTTTCAAGCAAGAGTACCTAGCATCCTTTGATAACGCAGGTAGCGATGTTTTTAAAGAAGATTGGATCAAATATGGTGTGGAACCTGAGTATGGTAGTTACTTCATTGCAATCGACTTGGCAGGATTTGAAGAAGTGGCTAAACAAGCTGCTAACGCGAAAAAAAGACTAGATGAGAGCGCCATTGCAGTGGTTAAGGTCACTGATGATGGCAAGTGGTTTGTCAAAGAGATTGACCACGGGCGGTGGGACATTCGGGAAACTGCTGCCAAAATCCTGATGAAGATGCGGGATTACAGGCCAATTTCAGTTGGAATCGAGCGTGGGGCGCTTAA